CTGGACAGCAGTTCACGCATGTGAAGATCATAAAACGTTTCGATTCGTATAGCGTAGCATCGAAGGAGACTCCAAATTGGTGTTTGAGCTCCAGACTCGATGAAAATCATAGACGCCAACATCCTGTCTCGATTAGGAACAGGGACGACAGTCAAGTCCTCAAGTTGTGTGAAAGTCATTGAGAAAAAGTGACAGTCGGTTAGTTTACGAGGACTAAAATCCAGGACGTTAGTCAAATCGTGTGGGGGATGAGCTTGCACTCCAATCTGCTTCCAGACTGTTGTAATTGTTTCCGCATTGAAGAACAGGTTAGCTTCATCGGAGACAGTGAAAGTGTTGTCATCACCACCAAGAGCAGCTTCAACATTCGCAGTGAAATAAGTATAACTATCACCTGGAATGCGAGGTTGAGGAGGATGCCACTCAGCTTGGTACTTACGAAAAGATTGCAACCAAGCGTACGCTAATAAGCGATACAAAATAATAGTGTTATCCACAATCGTGTTAGATGAACCAGAAGGATTTCCCGTGGTTTTACGAAAGACCTCACCTTGAGTACAGACGACATAAGAGTCGACAATGTCTTCATAGGCATGGATCATTCGTTTACAGTTATCAGGGGTTCTGGCAAATTCTGACCAGCATTCAATGCGAATCAGTGCCATTTCATACATTGCGCGACGAAATAAGCTCGCATCATATGTAGATTCATCAAGCTCATAGGCGTTAGGATGTTTCAATAATCTTTTAAACAAACGATCCCAACCGCGATAGAATTTGGTAATTCCAACAGCGTTCCACGTTGCGTGGACAGTATCGTAAAAGCGTTCATTAAAGTCACGGCAAAGGCGGTCGCAAATTAAGACTAATTCAAGAGGAGCTCCAGTGAAGGAGCGTATCTTGTCTTCTAGAACTTTGATAAGCAGACGCACTTCGTTTTTGCCATTGGTAGCCCATAGAACATGAAGAGCCATATAAACAATCAGCACCCAACACATGCCACAGTAGGCAAGAATATCAGGCTGTTTTAATGCTTGATGTTTAGTGTGAAAGTAACGCGTCCAGGGTAGACCTGGTGAGGAAGTTTTAGTAATTCCTTCCAAAGTAGTTTCCCAATCAACAACAACGGATTCGTGAAGAAAAGGCCCCCAATGAAGAAGGGTCCATCGCATAGTTGTGTTCCAATCGTCCAGATGAAGAACATTGGGCAAGTCAACATCACAGTGAATGACAGTAGTAAGAGGAGGGCGCAGGTATTTAGCACTGGCCTTGTATACCGATATATG